GCATCCGTCGACGTTCTTCGCAAAAACCTCTGACCAGTACGGGTCGCCTTCGAGGGTGATGGGGCGACGCAAAATTAGACCGGCGGCGGCACGTACCAGGCGCTGGGTGTAGGGGGAGAAGACGGCGCGGTTTACGCGGGCGAGGTAGGCCGAGTAATCCTCGCGGGGCTCGATTGGCAGGAAAGCTTCGCTGTTTTCGCGGAGATACTCGGTGCCGAGGGTCACCGCTTTCATGATCTCCCAGCCGCGCATTTGGTCCAGCACTGCTTGGGTGCGGACGAAAGGGCTGTCCGGTCCACCCGGATAGGTGGAGCTGACGAGGTGGGTGCGGATTTGGCCGGGGACAGAATAAGTCATGGGGTCACCACTTCACCTTGTCAGCCCAGTAGGCCGCAGACATTTTTCCTTTTTTGATGTTAGCTGCGTGGCGGGCCTTAAATGATTCGCGGCGCTTGCGGTAAGACTCACTTTCGTTTTGTTTTTTGGGGCTGCCCTTCACGCCCTGTTGGCCGAAACGGATTAACTTCACCTCGTTGCCGACTTTCGCTAAAACGGCGTGGCTTTTGCTCGGGTGGTTCGGGGTGCGCTTGGGTTTGTTATAACCCTCGAATTTTTCGCCGCGATACTCAATCATCGTCATCCTCCACTTCGATCATTACCTCGACCCCTGATGCAAGGCGGGTCATTAACGCACCAAAGTCAATTGGGTCCTGAGGGGTCATAAAAGTAAAACTAGCCTCGGTCATGCGACTCTCCGCATCGACCTCAAGATGGGTGCAGAAGCCGGGGATGATGCGGGTGCCCATTAGCTGCTGTACGAAAGGCCGATGTGTGGGACGATGCTGGGCGTTCCAGAGCTGATGCTCTTGATCCTCATGCGGATCCGGTTTACGGGCTTGCCTGTATAGAAGTAGATGTATTCGCCGTTGGAGTTGATGGTTTTGCTGGCGTCGATTTCGTACCAGGTGCCTGCGCCGCCGTTAAATTCGGTCTCGAAGGCGAGGGTGAAATTGGCGCCGCCCGTTACGACAGCAGCGAAGCAAAATTCGCTTGTGTCGGCGTGAACCTCAAGGGCGTCGTTGACCGACGTTAGAGGGGTGGATTCGTGGTACTCGACAAGGTTCGTGCCACGGAGGACGGTGATGGCCATTATTTTTTACCCTTGGGTTTGCGTTTTTTGGCGGTTTTGGCCGCTTTTTTGAAGGCTTCGGCGGTTGGAGCGCCCTTTGAGCCCGGCTTGCGCATCTTTTCGCCTGATCCAGCTGCAATTCGCTTGCGTTTGGCGTTGATGTTGGCGTAGAGGCCGCGTTTTGGCATGGATTTTGCCCCCAGGCTATTTCTAGTTTAGTTAATAGAGTCGATAACCTGTTTGGCCCATTGTTGTTGGTTTGGCCAGGTTGAATTGTTGGAGGCAGAGGTAGCCGAAGGCGTCGAAAGCGTGGTCAACCCCTAAATTTTTGTTCGGGAGGCCCGTTCCAGGGGTGTAGGTCAGGGTGCGGAGAGCTTTGATTAGTTCTTTGCAGCGGGGGTGGATTAGGGTGCGGCGCGTTCCGGTCGCGTCGAGGAGCGCGGTGTTCACGGCGGTGATCTTGTCGCGGATCTTCCAGGGGGAGCGCGGGGATTGGACGGTGAAGCCGGATTTGCGGAGGATGGTGTGGTCGGTGACGCCGACGCCGCTGGTTTTGCGGGCGCCGCCGGTGGGGTCGGGGCAGGCAATTACGCGACGCTCCACCCCGTAGCGGGAGACGATTTCGTCCGCAAAGTCCCAGGTGGTCGCTCCACCCGTGAGCATGATTTCGTCGAAGACGTAGAGGGTGTCGTCCTTTTTGACGGCGCAGATGCCGCTCATTGGGTCGACGTTGAAGTCCACCCCGAGGAGGAGGGGGAGGATTGGGATGTCGAGGGCTTCTTTGTCGATGTTTGCGTCAGAAAAACTTATGGCGACCAGGCCGGAGAGGTTTTCGAAACTGGCTTCAAATTCTTGGCGGAAGGTGCGGGCGTCGAGTTGAGAACGGGCGGCTTCGACTTCTTCCGGTGGGACGTTGCCGCCTTGGATTGTTGTGTAGCACCAACGCTTCCAGTCGCCGGTTCTGTCCTCGTCGACGTAACACCACAGGTCGTAAAACCAACTCGCAGTGCCCTCGGGGGTAGAAATGAAGAGTGCCCAGCCCTGTTTGTCCGCCAACGCAGGGCGAAGCACCTCGAACCAGACTTCCGCTTCCATGAAGGCGGCCTCGTCTAGCACAACACCGCTTAGGGAACGACCGCGCAAGGCTGATGCGTTTTCTGTGCCCTTTAGTTCGATCGTGGAGTCGTTGATTAACTCCATGCGGAGTTCGGTCTCGTTCTTGCTACGTACCAGGGAGTTGGGGATGATCTTTTTGAGGGTTTTCCAGGCGATGTCTTTCGCCATGCGGTAGGTCGGGGCGCAGTAGAAGTAGGTTTCGCCGGGGCGTTCCAGGGCAGCTTTGAGGAGTTCGATGCAGGCGAGGTAGGATTTGCCGAAGCGGCGGCCTGCGACGAGGACGCGGAAGCGGTTGGTTGCGCTAAATACGGCGCCTTGGGCGGGGCGTAGAGATAAATCTAGGGATTTGGGCACTTAGGTGGGCTTATGTGTGTTACTAGCGTATTACTCGCGTTCGATTTTGATGTTGATGTCGGGGACGTTGTTGCCTTTTTCTTCGGCGGCGTCGCAACCGACCATCTTGGCGAGGGAGTCCAAGACTTGGGCGGCGGTGGCCATTTGGCCGCGCTTCATTGAAGCGTTGAATAGACGGTTGCGCATCGAGAAGATGCGGCCCGCCATGTTCTCACGCTCCAGCTTGAAGTCCTCGTTGTTGAGTTGTTGGACTTTTTTCCAGTCGCGCCAGGCGGTGGCGACGCCGATTTGTTCTTTGTCGGCGTGGTCGAGTACGAGTTGGCGGCAGGTGTGCCCCTCGAGTTGGCGTTTGTAGAGGCGTTGGACGCGGTTTTCGACTTCAGCAGCGCTCTTTTTGGGGCCGAATGGACGGCGACGGGTGCCAATCGTCTTTTCGTCGAGATAATCCTCGTCGCTAATACCTTGGCCGTATTCGATTTCGTACTTTTCCTCTTCTGGCATCGTTCCAGGGAGACCTTTTGGTTTGATCGTAACAAACTTCGAGCAATTTAACAGTTTTTGTGTTGTATTTTTTGGGGCGGCGGTGTACGGACGCTCAGAATTGCGACCTTACCCCCCTGTTGTGATAGAGTACATGAAGTTTGCAAGAATTTATGCAGGTTCAGAGGGACGCCCTACGCTTTGTTAACTTTTGCAACACGACCCCAGCTGCGGCCTGGTCTGTGCTACAGTATGAGTACTGAAGAGGAGGGAGCAGCCGCTCTCGCAGCTTCAGTCAGTGCTTGACCAGCTGGCCTGGTCTGTGATACACTGAAAGAGTCAAAGGGAAGCACACCAAGCGACCTAGAGACCACAGCCAAACCGGACCACTCGCCAGCAAGGCGCGGCCATGCCGCAATTTGCCGGGGTCTGAACGTCCGACGCGGCTTGCACCTTGACAACTGAACGACCCGGCGGCGGTGAGCTGATGATGCATCAGCAAGGCCCGCGCCAACGTGCCAACCTCACCCAAAGGTCACAACATGTTGATGCAAACGGCGATTTCGCACACTATCGAAAACGGTGACTTATCACTCTACGGTGATTCGATAACTGTTACTGATAGCAAGACTCGAGACTCCATCACCGTTAGGGGTGTCAATGCAGCTCAGGTGCTTCGTGAGATCCGTTGGTTTGTTCGTTACAGAAGCGGCTCCCACAATGAGGGGGCGGCGCAGGTGGCGGAACGGATCGACGCTCTAGAAGCAATTGCCCAAGCTGTGCAGGAAGAACTCAGGTCACTCAAGCCTGAGAAGGCCGAGGAGGTAGCAGCGTGAGACATCTTGTCACCACGTATCGCGGCACGGAGCGCGGCTGGATCCCTGCGGGGTCCGGTCGCCCCAGGCTCAAGGGTGACGCCTTGAGACTGGCAGCCTTGCTGCAACGGATCGACCCCGACAGATTTTTGTATCGCGTCGAGGTGCTCGAGCCAGAGCTACCCCCGTTCCTTTGAAGCGCGCACCAGGGCCTCGAGCCCTGGCTGCTCTTCTTTCTTCTTCCCTAGCACAATGACCAACGAAAACTACAACGGCTGGAGTAACTACCAAACCTGGAATGTTGCTCTGTGGATTCAGAACGAGTTCTCTTTCTACGCTGTCGCGCTTGCGTGCGGCAGTTATAGAGAATTCCTCTACTCGATCGCTGAAGATAGTGTCGGACTGGCCACGCCAGATGGCGTGTCGTGGTTCGATCCAGTGCTTAACTTCGCTGAACTAGACGCAATGATCGAGGAATTCTGATGAATTACACAATGCTGCGTATCGAAAACGAAGACCTTCTGAAACTGGTCTCGTATTTCAGCCGTGCCAACCAGTTCGCTTACGACGGCTGGTTGACACAAGAGGAGTTCGATGATGTCCAAGACTACATCGACGAGATTAAAGACAGAGCACTTGCTCTGGGCGGTAAAGATCAGCCCCCTGAATAGGGGGCTTTTTCTTTCGCAGTTCAGCAGATAGCTGTAGCTACGGAGTTGTAGCATTGGTCGATGGGATACTTCGAGCGCTCCAGGTCTTCCTTTGAATAGACGTAGAGTGCGCAACCACGGGGATCGGTCTGCTGGTAGATGTGGAGCCCGTAGCGTGCGGCTTGCTTGCGTGCAATGTCTAGGTAGTGGTCCTCGCGGTTGAATGTTGGCTGGCCTTTGGCGGTGTAGTCGCCCCAGCGATCTTTGCGGTAGAGGTGGGGTTCGCCGGTCTCGTCGTCCCACTGAATGCGGCCATTGCATTCGTCCTCAGCCCACTTATGCAGCGCTTTCTCGCAAGTGCGGAGAACGCTCCAGCTGTAGGAGCTGAGGCCAAAGGTTCGGGCTAGAAATTGCTTGTTAGTCACGGTGCCTGGGTGTGGCGAGCCCCCATCATGCACGCTCCAGGGGGAGGCTGTCAACCTCGGCGGCTGAGATTTCCAGCTTTCCGGCTTTTCTAGCTTTTCTGCTCTTTTGTAGTAGTGTGGCGGGGAGTTGTTCCGCCACCCATGGCAACGTCCCAAGAAGTGCAGCAGCGGGTTAGCTATGCACGCACTCTCCTCGAATCTGGAGTGAATGTGCAGACAGCCTGCACAATGCTCCAGGCAAAGTTTCCGGTTTCACGCTCCACCGCTTACAAAGACGTGGGCAGCGCTAACGCAGAAATTGCCAAGAGCGATGATGGCCCCGCTGAGGGAGACCCCACCATTGATATGGATTCGCTCCAGGCACAGGCCCTGCATATGTTTAATGTTTCGGTAGCGCAGGGCAACGTGAAGGATGCGTGCCAGGCGATCAAAGCACTGGATACGATCCTTGGCTGGAATGGGAGAAAGGCAACGCTCCAGGGATCAGCTAGTAACGGTTACGTGTAGGTGGTTGACGTGCCAGAGATTACCGGTTAGGTTCTCTGGCAGGCCCACTACGCCCCCCCTTTTTGATATGAACTCCTTTTTCGCGGAAGAACGGCTGGTGTCTTTGACGCTGGTGAATGGAAAAACGGTCCACCGTTGCATGACTATTGCGACGAGTTTGCAAGAAGCGCTCCAGCGGGCACGGATGCACTACAAGCAACCAGGGCTTGAGTTGAATGCCTGGGGTAGCCGGAGGCTGCCTGTTGAATCGCGGCTGATTGGCGGCGGTTACTTCATACGTTCCAGTCGGGATGAAAAGCACCGGCACAGCCTTGCGATGATTTCCTCTGTCCGCTAGTACAAACGCACTAATCACCACCTAATCAAAACAATGAAACTCAAACGATCCATGAAAGAGCGCACCTGCAAGGATTGTGGGGCAAAAATCGGTAAGGGAGATCTGTATGGGCAACGCAGCAGAAGTGTGTCGCTCCAGGAAAGCATCAATGAGGGTAGGGACTGGCGCCCTATCCGCATAAGTGTGAAGAGTGATATATGTAGCGAGTGCGCCTAGGGGGCGTTAGTACAAACACACTATTTAGTCCACTTAACTAACAAAACGATGAAAACGTACCAGTTCACTAAGGAAGAATCCTCGGCTATTCACCGGTTGGCGTTGAATGAAACGCTCAACATCGCTACGGTGACGTTCCAGCGGGCGAAAGGTGGGGGGAAGGCGTACGACTATCAATGCAGCGATATGGAGGCGTTCCAGGTGCTGGTGGAGTCAGCGCTCCAGCGGAAAGAATCCGTGGGGAAGTTGGTGAATCAGGCGATGCGGGATGGAACGCTTTCGGAGTGCTCTGAGAAGTAACGTTCCACCCGTTGTTGGAATCTGGCTTCGGCGCCGAATAATTCGAGTTGGGTCAGTTCGCGTAGCTGGGGTGCCCCCGTACGTCGTGCCACGACGACAAGCGCTCCAGTCGCTTGAATGCCGGTTAGTTCTTTGAGGCCGAGTGAATACGCTCCAAGCTGATCGATGTAGTTGGTCAGCATGTCTTCGTTGCGTTCGCGCACGCTGGTTTTCCAGTCCACGATGATGGGGCCTTTCCCAGAAATATCCAGCAGGGCATCGCACGTTCCAGCGAAACCCCCCGGATGATGAATGGAAAATTCGATCGCATGAATGGCGGTTACGTTGTCTGCGATGAATGCGCGGAGGCCGCGTGCGTATCCGGCA